TTGCTGATACAAATCAAACAGATAGCACAAAAAAACTTACTGCGGACCAGATTGCTGAACTTGAAAAGTTGAAAACAAAGTTTGAGGGCTATAAAGATTTGTCTTTCAAAATACAACCACTTGACGCAAAAGATTTTGGTCTTGATGCTCTTGCTACTGATTTTGAGGCACAACTTGTAGGTCTAAACGATAAACTGAAAAAGAGAAGAGACGATGTTGTAAAATTGGAACAACAAACATATGAGGAAAGTTTGTTTCAACTATTCAAAAAACTTGACGCGGGTCAAATAACACAAGAAGAGTATGATAAGAAACAAACAGAAATGAAAATCAACCACGAGCAAAACCTTCTTGTAATAGAAGTGTCTTATGGTGAAAAAGGACAGGAAGCTCTTGTTGATAGTGCAAAGAAAAGAAGAGACTATATCAAAACGGAACAAGAAAAAGAAAAAGAAGAGCGTTTCAAAAGTATAGAAATGATGGTTGATTTAGAAAAACAAGCAATGGATGTTTATCTACAATGGCTCGCTCAACAATATGCAGAGGAAGATAGATTGAGCCAACAAAGATTTGATGCGAGGATTGCTCTTATTGACGAAGAGGAAAAGGCTTATGACGATGCTCTTGCAAACAGGACTGCTGCCGAACAGCAGGCTATTGATATAAAAGAAGAGTTTGACCTTCGTAGAGACCAAGCAGAAAATGAAAGAAGAAGAGAGCAAAATGACCTTGCGGAAAAGCAATTTCAGGCACAGAAATACAATAGTTTAGCACAGATTGCTATTGAGTATGCCGTTGCTATTGCAAAGGCTTGGGGAACTGCTGGACCTTTTGGTATTCCTATGGCTGCGTTTTTAGCAACACAAGGTGGTCTTGCTGCTGCTGCTGTCGCAATGCAAGAATTTGTTCCTTCGTATGCTACTGGTGGTCTTGTAATGGGACCTGGCGGACCGAAAGACGATAAGGTAAAAGCAAATCTTTCCAATGGTGAAAGTGTTATCAATGCCAAATCAACAAAAATGTATGCTCCACTTTTATCAGCAATCAACCAAGCAGGTGGTGGTGTCGCAATACCTAATCTAAAAAGTGGAGGTATAATAATGCCACCAGGAGCAAACATACAAAGCGTCAGCGTTGTGAACTCTTCTGCTGTCGTTAGTTTAGACCAATCAAGTATACAAGCAATTGGAAACGCAATGAGTTCTCAACAGATTACAGTTCAAGAAAACACAATCAGCAACGCACAAGAAAAACAAGCAAAGGTGGAACGCAGGACAAAGTTCTAAAATCTACGAAAAACACAAAAAATATACTTTTGATATATGGAAAAGAAAATACCTACCTATAAAATAGTTGTCAACCCAGACGACAGCGAGACAGGCGTATACGCAGTCTCATTGGTAGACCAACCGGCCATTGAGGTTGATTGGATAAAACTTGCAAAAATAGAAGAACTTTACTTCTCGGCAAACAAAGACAAGCAAATGTTATTCGGACCTATGCTTATTCCTAACAAACTCATATTTAGAAGAGACGAAAAAGGAAACGAGTATAACATTGTATTTGACGAAGATACAATTCAAACAATCGCTGATAAATACAATGAGAATAAACTTGGTGATGTATTCAACTTCCAACACTCCGATAAGAAAGTAGAGGCAGTTCTTTTACAGAATTGGATTACAGGAGAAAACGATAAGTCAAAAGATTTTGGATTTGAACTTCCAAAAGGAACTTGGTTTGGTGGTGTCAAAGTAAAAGACGAAGACTTTTGGCTTACAGAAGTAAAAACTGAAAGAGTGAAAGGTTTCTCTGTTGAGATAATGGCAGGAACTGAACTAATAGAAATGACTTCCGAAATGGAAGATAAAAATAAAAACACAAAACTTATGGAAATCAAAACAAATGAGGGTGTTGCCTTATATTATGATGGTGCAGAAGTTGCGGTTGGAACAGCATTATTTACTGATGAGGCAATGACTATTGTTGCACCAGAAGGAGCACATATGCTGGAAGACGGAAGAGTTATTACATTGGATGTAAATGGCGTTATTCTTTCAATCGCAGAAGAAACACCAGAGATTGAGGTTGAGGCAGCGGAAGTTGCTACACCGGCAGCTACTGATGTTCTTGCAGAGGTAATGCCTATTTTTGAGGAATTGAGAGGTATAATGGCTGAGTTATCTACAAGACTTGACAAGTTAGAAAATGTAGAGACTACGGAAGAGGAAGCAACTACTAATGCAGAAAACCTTTCTAAAATCACAGAACTTGAAAACAGAATAGAGTTACTTAGCTCAATGGCTGGTGCTCCGTCAATCGTAAAGAGAGACGACAACACAATGAAAAGAGAAGCAAAGGAAGCGGCAATTGTCAGCAGAATAGAAGCTCTAAAATCTACGAAAAGATAAAGATTTATACTTTATGTATAAACGAAAAAAAAACGAAAACAAAATGAATAAGTCAAACTTCAAGCTTGCGTTCACAGACAACACAACTTACTACGGTAAAGATTTGGAAGGTTTCTACGCTGCTGCTTTACTTACAGGGAACTCAAAAAGTGAGTTCAAACTAATACCTAATGTGAAATCAAAGGTAAAACTAGGACAACTTGACCTTGGAAACATTCTTCAAGACGCTGATTGTTCTTTCTCGTCTACGGGCGAAGGAACTTTATCTCAAAAAACTTTTGAGGTATGTCCTATAAAAATCAACTTGGAATACTGTCAAAGAACTTTTGAGGTAAACTATTTATCCGAGTTATTGAGACCAGGTTCTAATAGCGACCAAGTTATGCCAGATAGTGTTGAAAGCTTCTTACTTGCAAGGTCTGCTGAAAAAATCTCTGCTGATACTGAAAAGTTAGTATGGCAAGGTAATACAGCTACTGCTTCTTACCCATTAGCTCTTTGCGACGGTTTAGAGAAACAACTTTTAGCTGACGCTGCTGTTGTTGATGTTGCTGCTGGAACATTATCTGCTTCTAACATTATCGCAGAATTGACAAAAGTATATAACGCTATTTCTAACACGGTTATTGACGCAGAAGACTTACGTATCTTCTTATCTCCATCAGCACATAGATTTTACAGAGCTGCATTAGCGTCTGCTTCTGCCGAAGCATACTACATGCAAAACTACGGAGAACTACATTTCTTGAATGTTAGATTGTCTGTTGCTCCTGGTATTTCAACTAACAAAATGGTTGCTGCTAGAAAATCAAACTTACTTTTATTGACTGACTTGATGTCGGATTTTGAGGACATTATGATTTTGCCACAGAAGCAAACGAGTGGGGTTCCAGTAGTGCGCATGGTCGGAGAATTCAAATTTGGGGTTGGATATATTTTCGGAAGCGAAATCGTATTCTACAACTAATAAAATAAAAACAAATAACGGGGCTTCGGCCCCTTTATAGAAAAAAATATAATAATCAAAATGGCAATATGTAATGCTTTATCGGCAGGCCTTGACAAATCGTGTGACAACAACGCAGGTGGTGTAAACAAAATCTTTATTACGGATTTTGACAACGTAGCGTTTTCTGGAATAACGATTGGTGCTGCTACTTCTCCTCAAACAGGAGACTGGGTTGACGCTATAACTATGATTTCTGGCGATTTCTACGAAGTGAAAACCAACAAAAATGTATGTAACTTTACAGAAACGGTAGCAGTTGACCTTGCTAACGGAACAACTTACTTCAACCAAGTTGTAACATTAGAACTTTCTAGAAGAGAGACTACTAAAAGAACTTTCATTGACAAACTAATCGCAGGACAAAAACAACTTCGTTTGATTGTTCTTGATAGTAATGGAAACTACTGGTTGTTTGGATACACAGAGGGTTCTTATGTAACTGCGATTGAGGGTGGTTCGGGAACTGCAAAAGCTGACAAAAACGGATATACGGTGACTTTCACTGCTATGGAACCTTTACAAGCTTGGCAAGTAGACCCAACAATCGTTGCTGCAATCACAGCATAATCTACAATCAAATAATAACAAAAGAAAGCCCGCCGCCTAATATGGAGGCGGGCTTTTCTTATACAAAAAAATATAATCAAAATGGCAATATGTAATGCACTAACAGCAGGCTTGGATAAGTCCTGTGATACGAATGCAGGTGGTGTCAATAAAATCTTTATCGCGGATTTTGTGAGTTTGTCTCCAAGTATAAGTGGTGGAGAAATAGCGAATATATCTCCTGACCTAAACGAAGGAATATATGTTGTGACTACCGTAGCAACAATAAATACAACAATCACTGCTGGCAACTATTTCATAACTACAATAGAAGTAGCAGGTGACCTAACAGATAAGATAAAAGTTGGAAAGCAAATCAAGTTCTCATATAACACACAAACTGGTGGTGGAAACTGGACTGGAAATCTTGCATCAGTCTCATACAATTCTGGAACAAATAAAACTACTATTACACCAGACTTTGCTGGTTTCACACCATCGGTTGGTTTAGTTTCGGCCGGTGCTGCACCAAACAACACGACTAATCAGTCTATAACTACATTTCTATTCTGGGAAATAAAGACAAATAAAAATGTATGTAATTTCACAGAAACTATACAGACTGATATGACTAATGGAACTACTTTCTTTACTCAAACGGTAAATGTTGTTTTATCAAAAAGAGAGACTACAAAAAGAGAAACCCTAAAAAGGTTTATTGACGGACAAAAGCAATTGGTGCTTGTTGTTCTTGATACTAATGGAAACTATTGGTTATTCGGACTTGTAGAAGGTGTTTATGTAACAGCAATGGAAGGTGGTTCAGGAACTGCGAAGGCAGACCAAAATGGATATACAATCACTTTTACTGCAACAGAAACTATACAAGCATATGAATTTGCTTATTCTAATCTTGCTCCTTATTTAGTAGGATAAAAAACAAACCCAGAGCAATCTGCTCCGGGAGACCCAGGTTGAGGCCTGGGTTTTTTATTTTACTGGAACCGAACTCTCAAAAAGGTAGTTCGCTCTCACATCATACTTATCAAGGCCATAAGACCTGAATACTTCTTCGCTGTCTGCTATGATTTTTACTAACTTGTCATATACTGCGTCAGCCGGCGAGATTATAGACTTTGTGATAAGCAAGTAAACAAAAGTGTCATTTGCCGTTCTGTGGTGATATAACGCGTCTACTAATACTTTGTCAAGGATTACGGTCTCATACATTCCGCCTTCTACTGACCTTTTGATTTCTACTCCTCCTGCGATTGCTTTTCTCATGTCTTTCATAATGTTTATGTTTTTAGTTTGTCTTACAAATATACGGAACATATTCCGTTCTACCTAATCATATTCCTATTGATTTCAATTTTCTGTCTCTTAGCCAAGCCTTATCAACCTCATAATAGTTATCGCTGATAAAGTCTTTGAAATCTGCCATCAGCATAGGAGCAATCGTTTTGTCGTCATATAGAACCAAAACGCCGTGTTCCCCGTCAAAGTTCATGCTAATGACCTCAATACTCTCGTAGCCTAACCAGTTGTTTTCCTGATTGTATTGCGACTTTACAAATCTCATTCCTTCCATATCGTTTTGTTTTTCTTTTGTCTTACAAATATACGGAGCATATACCGAATAAACAAACAATCACCGAAATATATTTCAGGTATGATAATGCTAAAACCAGGAACCACCGATGCCGTCTTTACTCTAAACGAGAAGTTCGGCTTTTTCTCGCCGTCTGTTTACACATACACAGACTTGTTTTTCTACTTTCGTTTTGAGAACGAATTGAACTATTCAGTAATAGACTTCTCTAAAACTTCTTTGTTAGATTTAGGAGACGGAACCAGATATAACAAGTTTGCAATCAGCTCCACTTTCTCGGCTACCGCTTCGGCTGGAACTAATGAGACTTGGGACAGAACTTATGACATACACTTATTTGGTGAAAACAATGATTTAGGTTCTGGTTGGAACTATACAATATGGGCTTGTCAAGGACCAGTTCCTTTATCAGGAACAATCTCTTTACCATCAATGACACAGAGCACTCCTCCTGTCATAGTAGAAACTGGACGAGTTAGGTTCACAGAGCAATAAAAAAACACATAAACAAATGAAAATCTTCGGCTACGAACTTACAAAAACGCAGGCACAAATTGCCTCACCAATACAGGAAATAAAAGACGCTGTTGATGGATTTCAACTTGGTGCTGAAACAGACCTTCCTGTAATAAGAGAAAGCAGGAACAATGAGTGGGTTGACTATGGTATAAACAACCTTTATCCTGAATACCTGAAAGATATGTATAATACATCGCCAACACACAATGCTATTGTAAAAACAAAAGCACAAATGGTAGTTGGCGAAGGATGGGAAATAAACGACGAACTTCTTGACGAAAAGGCAAAGGTCGCAGTTAGACAGATAATCAACCAGGTTTGGCGTGACGCGTATGAAATCTCATTAGATTATCAAATCTTTGGAGCAATGGCATTAGAAACTATATGGTCTCTTGACGGTCAAAGAATAGTTGAGGTAAATAGAATTGACCCAGCAAAGTTGAGGTCTGGAAAATATGAGGACGGAAAAGTATGTGAGTGGTTCTACAAAAGAAACTGGGCTGACAGAAGAGAAGACGCAGTAGAGATATATCCTTTTGCGGAAGGAGACTTGGAACATAAAAGACAACTTCTTTACCACGCAGGTCAAAAGGTTACGAACGAGTATTATGGTGAGCCAACCTATTTGGCTGCAATGGACTGGGTGTCATTAGAAAGTCAAGTTGGTTTATATTACAAATCTCTTATAGAAAACGGTTTCAATCCTTCTATACTTGTAAAGTTTTATAGAAAGCCAGGAACGCAAGAAGAAAGAGACGATGTAGTAACAGGTCTAAAAAGAACTTTTGGTGGTGTAAAACGCGCTGGAAAAGCAATGGTAATGTTTTCCGACGGTAAAGACTTGGCACCGGATGTTACACCAATAGACATACAAAATGTAGACAAGCAGTTTGTGGCAATCGCAGACCAAATAACACAGAAAATACTTACAGCTGAAAGAGCAACAACTCCTGAATTATTTGGATTATGTGTGCCAGGCCAACTTGGCTCAGGAGACTTTGAGGTAAAAGTAAAGTGTTTCAACAAGTTTGTAATACAACCAGACCAAATGGCATTTGAATATGTTGTAAACAAGTTATTACTTGCTAACGGTTATATGGTTGATTTCAAACTCAAACCAATGACGATATAAAAATAAAGAAAAGATAATGGCAACTTGGGTCACTCAACAATACCTAAAATCGTTTACACCAATCAACAACAATGTTGACGCAAACGACATAGCACCGCATGTAGATACGGCGCAACTTATATACACAAGAGAACTTCTTGGAAAACTTCTATACGATGACATTGATACGAAATTCAAAGCAGGAACTCTAAACGCAATAGAGACTGAACTATTTGATATACTAAAACAACATATCGCTTATAGAGCAACAGAGACTGCTATACCTTTCTTATCAATCAAGATTAGAAATAAAGGAACTGTAAAGTTGAGAGACGAATATGCAGAACCGGCTTCTATTGAGGAAATGAAATACCTACGACACGAACTAAAAAACAGAGCAGAGTTCTTTGAGAAAAGAGCACAAGAGTTTTTGTGTCAATACTCTACTGACTTTCCATTATGGACGGCAGGTCAAGACGCAAACGGAAAGAAGCAACAAATTTGGCCTAACCCTAACAATCCTTATGATAGTGATGTCTATTTAGAGGATAAAGATAATTGGGACCTAAAAAGAAACAGATACTTATACGGACCGAATGGTTCATTTCCTAATAGA